AGTCGTTGTGTTTTTGTATGCCAAAAATTAAGCTCATCCCAAGTAAAATTCATCACCGTTTCAAAGCTCAGACCAGAGAGGACAGCCAAGAGGTTCACCACCATGTCAGCCACAATGTCTTGAACCTCTTGCATCGTTAGGAATTCTTTACTGCCATTTCTGGTGCTGCCTGTGGAAAAGAATCTTCAATAGCTTTTGGTTTGATTCCGAAAAATTCAAGCCAAATTTTACGAAGTTCCACACGAAGAAATGCCCAATCCTCAACATCAATATTCTGTATGATAATTTCGGGTTCTCCGGATAGAGATGACAACAAAGCCTGGTCTGCTGAAACGCTGTCACCCTCGTATTTGTCGGCAGCCATAAAATCCTTTACTTTCGGACGGTGAGTCTTAATTTCCGTGACCGTCCTCTCGCCGACAGTTACAGGATATTTGAGTGTATATTCCATACCAACTCCTTATGCCAGCTTCTGACTTTTTGCAGAATGATACTCAACATCAAACTCGCCCTTGCCAAGCTCGCCCATGTCTACAGTCCAAGCCTTCGGCATCATGTGCTGATGACCGTCGGCAAGGAAAATCGTGAGCGTGTCTTCGCTCGTGTCCAAAGTCTGAGGGTCTATTGAAGCGTTGAGTTTCAGCTTCAATTCGGCGTGAGTCGGAGTTTCAACAAATCCTGTGTTCTCCGGCTGTTCGCCGTCCTGTGTTTCTCTTTTATGTCCGGACGGCTTGAATGTTCCGCCGTCTGCTTTTAAGGGAATCTCGCCGAAGTTTGCCGAGATTACACGAATAACCTTGCTTAATCCTGCCATTTTTCGCTCCTGTTACTGAAACTGATTCAAGCCCGCACCGACATAGAACTGACCGATAAGGACAGGTCTGTGACGATATTCAAGACGAGTCTTAGAACCTTCCTTGACTTCCACGATGATAGACTGCTTGTAAGATTCAAAGTCCTGACACCACTGAACGCCCTGAATAAAGAAGGTCTGATAAAGTTCCGCAAGGAAACTTCTCCACACGCCCGGTGTCATAACCTTAGAACCGGCTCCGAAGTTTTCTTCAGTTTTTGCCAGTTTCCAATCCTTAAAGCGTTTTCTTGCTTCCTGATTGATTTTTGTACGGATTGCAGAAACAGTCTCGACAACCTGAATGTCAAGGTAACTTGTGTCACGCGCACCGTCAGAGTTTTCTGTGTAGCTTGTTACAACCCTTTCAATCAGAACATTGCCGGAAGTATCAATTCTGTAGGTACAGATTCCGGCTTCCAGCATAGCCCGTCTGTCATCAAAGCTGTATTCTTCAGCACTTAAATCGCTGATTTCAATGTCAGTTGTGTTAGCCGCAGGGTCATCAGCAAGACGACGTGAAAGTTTTGCACACCAAGCGGCTGTCCATACACAAGGATGCTGAACTGTCTTACCGCAAGGAACAAGCTCAACATGAGGACAATTGATTGACTGCGCAGAATACAGCATTGTATTTTCTGTTGACGCATCGCCAAGCTCAGCTGACAAGCCAATAAAACAGCGTCCGTCATTCTGACGGAGAGCAGTATATCTGTCGTTCAGTTCGTCAGACATTGCCTTGATGTTAGTTGCATCTGCAAATTCACTGGCGATGTAGTGATAACGCACAGCACCAAGATTTTTGAGAGGTGCTTTAATTTCCGGCGAAAGAGTTCCCGAAACGGCATTCTGAGCTGAAATCGTAACACCGCTTGCGTTAGAGCTGATTCCAACATTGTTGTAATTTCCTGTGATTCCCTTTACGACAGAAGAAATCTTTACGGATACGACATTTTCAGCTTCTACGATTTCTGCCTCAACAGGGCAGTTCTCAGTTCCGTTGATTACGGCAACAACTGCACCTGCGACATCTAATGCCGATGCACCGGCTGAAACAGCGGCAGAAATCAACTTGCCGTTGATTGAGACAGCTACATTGCCTGCCACAGCATTAGAAGCAGAAACAATAAAGCTCCTGTTCCATTTAGTTCCGGCATTAGGTTCGGCAATAGGAAGCACCCACAATTCTTCAGTTGTGTTGTGCTTCAGGAATTCTTCTGCCATGATTGCGGCAGGGCTTCCGTTGCCGAAGAGTTTTTTAGCTTTATCCGCACTTCGAACCTGTACGGCTTTTCCGGCTTCAGCCGTTCCAGAAGCCGCCATAGTGCCGACCATAAGAGCGCGTTTTACATCGCTCACAGTTCCTGCAAGCGAATTGTCAATTTCCTGATACTGCCCGGGAACGAGCAAGATGTCAGGAATTTCAGTGAATGAAATTGCCATTATTGACCTCCATATCTGCTTTTGAGCCGACCGCCCGTTCCTCTACATCAAGAGTTCCGTCCGCACCTTCAAAATTTTCAAGTTCTTCGTCAAGGGCAATATCACCGTCTGGAACCTGTGTCGCCCTGACTTTCCAAGTCCAGGAAACCGCCCACATCGATATATTGATGTTATCAAGCGTTCCTGTATACAGATTCTCTGCTTCAATGTCCTCTACATCAGTAGCATTATAAGCTGATTCATTGGGTATACTTCTTATAACAGGGATTAAAAGTGATATGTATTTCAAGCCGGAATCATAGAGCTTGTCCTTATTGTCTGCCCTTACCAGAAGCCAGCTGATAAAACGACACCCACTGTTATCAGTTCCTTCTCCGTCTTTAATTCCCATAAGGGAAGTAAGAATCGCCGGAGTCTGTGTTGCAAGCCGTCTTATTTCCGCTTCTGTAAATCGCCCTGCGTGTGCGTCTATGTTAATTTTGATATTCTTTTTTTGAAATGCTGCCTTTATGACTTTGACCGCATCGTTTCTTATGTCTAGGTAATTGTAACTGCTCATGCTGACCGCCTTTCCAAAAATGCGTTTATGATTTCGATTATTTCAACTTTGTTTTCCGCACTAAGTCCAAGATACGGTCGGGCGGTGATGTTCTTTTCGCTCCAGCCGTACTGATGAACTGCGGCATAGACCTTTGTCGCTCCGACTACCACGCTCCACGAACCCGCTTCTTGTGTCAGAGAATCCATAAGGTTTCCTTGCCGCCACAAGATTCCGTTTCCCGGATTCTTTGAGCCGAATTTTTTCTGATAGTAATTTTTTGTTGATTCTGCAATATCCGCCCAATCATCACCGTTGGGCGTTTTCTTTTCCGCAAACCTGTCTTTCGTCTGCGTTATGATTTCTTCTCCGATTGAAGCAAGCAGGGCTTTTCGCTCCGCCGGCTTCAATGCCATTCCGTTGAGCCGAGAGCATAACGCTTTCAGCTCATCATCCTGTATCGTTACAACCGCATCAGCCACTAAAAAGCCCTCTTTTCTTGAAGAACCGCGTTTCGGGTATTCCCTGCGATTCATCAGCCTCAACGACAAAACTTTCCTGTTCCCCAGGCCCGGAAAGTCCGCCCTTGTATTCCTTGTCTATTTTGTCTATCAGCTGCATCGTCATCTTGAACCATTCCCGCTCATCCTCGCTGCTCGTCACCGTGTCGGTCAATTTGTGCCGTGCGATGTCGGAGCAGAAAGAACGGATTGCATTTTCAAACTGTGGCGGAACAGGATCCGCAATATCCCCAGTTTCCTTATCCAAGAGCCACGGCAACTGTGACACGATTATTCCGGTCGCGTCGTGCAGGGCAATTTCAACGCGGTGGCTGTCAATTTCGTCGCTGTCAGGTGCAAGGGGGAGCGTCCCCGCTGGAAGACGCTCCTCAAGCTCCTCTACCGTAAGGAGAGTTCTCATTTGCTGCCCTTGACCTCAACCCACTTGTCAGCTTTGAGCCGTGCCACGCAGTCTTCTGGAACTTCGTATTCCGCAAACACCTTTGTGAGCGTAAGCCCGCAGCGATGATAGTGCGGTGTATGGCTCTTGTGACGAAGCACGAGCTTCACCTTTTTTGCCTTTTCGTTTTTGTCCTCAGGCGGTGTTACTTCAGGTTTGTCACCGTCGCCACCAGTTTTATCGGTCGGTGTTTCATCCGGCTGATTATCACCGCCAGCGTTTCCAGGTGGTGTCGGCTGTGTGTCGCCGCCCCCCTGCGCCGGATTTTCTGTTACAGGATTTTCCGACTGCTGATTTCCGGCAGGCTGTACGGTTTCATTTTTCTGTTCTTCAGTTTTCGGCTTCTGATTTTTATTGCTGTTTCCCATATCAATCTCCTATGCAAGCCAAGGATTCACGATAAGCTCAACCTTGTTGTAGTTGGTATTACCCGCTCCGTTGTCAAGCGTAGCGCGTTTCAAGATTTTTTCTGCCGCACTCTGCAAGCTAGGCGGAACGACAAGTGCAGTCGGACGGATTCCCATCGGGTCTCCACCGTCACGCTTGAAGCCCTGCATCTTCTCGTATGCCTTTTCAAAATTGTCAGCATCAAGGTCAGCTTTTGAAGCTACCGCCTGCTGCCAAAGCCCATAGCCGCGGTTTCCACGATAACGGATTCCATACAGATACTGGTCTTTCATAAAGACATCACTGTTCTGCGTATCAGTGATAGCTTCCAGTTCAAAACCTGTGCGGTGCTGAACGATGAGCGGCTTGATTTCGCGGTTTAAGGAAAGCAAGAACCAAGGAGTTCCTGCATCTGCATTCGTCTTCTTGTAGATGTTGGAAACCAAAGCCGCTGTGCCAGTTCCGTCAGCGTTTGGATAAACAGGATGTTCTTCATCAAAGAAGTTCTGTCCGTCGTAACAGGTAGCTGTAAAGCCTCCTGCAAGAAGTTCTGCAACCTTGCGGTCAAGAAAGTCATTTGTTTCCTGTCCCATAGAACGGGCGATTGTGGCGTACTGTCCAAGATTGTCGTCTTCGATGTCTGTACGCTGAACGCCGAGCGTTGCTTCATACAGTTCGTTTACAATCTGATAGCTTGCCTCTGACATATTCTTGATAACGCGGTCGCCCACCCATTTACGCATCTGTGGAAATTTAGAAAGCCACCCATAGGTGTTTGACGCACTTGACGACTTGATTTCGGTTACAAGTTTTTTATAAACCGATTCAGCCATTGCCTTTTCAAAGGCGAGTTTGAATTCACCACGAACAGTAGTGCGGAGATTGTTTAATACCTGATTGCTAACAAGTGCCATTATTTACCTGCCTCCTTGATTTTCTGCCATTCTTCTTCTGTGTAACCCATAGAAGAAACAAAATCTTTTTCAGCTGCGTTCAGCTCAACAGTGTCCTTGTTGTCAGGAGCTTTGTTCGGAACCTGTTCGCCGCCAGTCATTGACGGAGATGCCGCCATGATTTTTTCAAACTTTTCAAAACCGTCTTTTGTAGAGCAAAGGTCAAGATAGACTTCTTTGCTTGCAGGAGCGATTTTGCCATCCTTCACAGCCTGTTCAACTGCTGCTTCTGTCTTTGTTTTGAGAGAGGCTGCGTTCATCTCAGCAAGCTCTTTTTCTGCCTTTTCCGCTCTCTGCTGCATTGCGGTAAGGTCAGCCCTCGGAGCGTAAGCCGCAAGGTCTACGCCCTTGTTCTGTGCTCCGTTAAGCTCGGTTTTGAGCTTTTTGATTGCTGCGAGCACGTCTGCTGTTGTGGCGGTTTCGGGAAGCCCCAAAGCCGCACAAAGTTCTTTATCCATATTTTTCTCCTCCTCAGTTTCCTGAGATGAATTTAATGCTGGGTTATCAAGGTTCGGATTGTTTGTCAGGGCGGCTCGTAAAATCTCGGTGATGTTGCCGTCCTTGTCGCGTGTAAAAACTGGGCTGATATATTTGTATTCTTTTTCAGATACAGCTTTCTGGCCTCGTGCGTTCCATTCGACATCTGCCCAGATTGAGCCGTCAGCTTCGACAGTGAAATTCCTGAACCAACCGAATGCAGGAGCAGTTCCGCCAGAGGGAGCCGCAAGGTCGGTTGAGTGGTTCTCGTCGATGACACATCCGTTCTTTACGGTCACGCGGCTGCTCGCGTTCATCTTGGCACAGAGCGCGGTAGGGTCGAGGTTCTTCCATCTGCGACCGTCCACACCGACAATTTCCTTTCCGGCAGGAAGAATCTGAATTCTTGTAGGAACGCCGTTCTCTGCATTAAGACATAAAAAAAGGCTTTCAGTAGTTTTCATACTGAAAGCCTAACTCATTTTTCTGTCGCATTTACTATAACCGCCGTTAAAAGTCATCAAACAGGCTCGGCTGCTTTGATTCGTGCTGAAGCTCGACGGCACGTTTCCGCAGTCGGTAAATCTGCTGAAACGAAATTTTGTACTCGCGGCAGATGTCGCCACGACTCTCGTCAGTTCCGTCATATTTCTCGTAAATCTCCTTCGCCACCTCGTCGCGGAACGCCCTTACTTCCTGCGGAATGTAAAGCTGCACTCCGCCGAACTGAGACATAATTACATCAAGCATCGTTTCGGCTGTTCCGTCTCCGACCGCATCGGCAAGTATGCCGAAAAGCTGTTCTGCCGTCTTGGAATTGTCGCGCTTGAATTTCGGAAGGAAAATCAGCTGTCCGCCGTAATACTGGCAGATAGCCCTGATTCCCTTTACGGCGGTTTCGTGTTCACCCTTGCCAAGCCGTGCGGAGCATGAAGAAACCATTTCATTTACAAGATTAAGCTGTTCTTCCATCAATCCTCCTTGCGGTCTGGGTTAAGCCCTTTGTCCGCCATCATCTTCCGCAGGGCGGTGATAACCTTCTGCGAATCAACGGAGCGCATAAAACGCGGATGGTCTGCACCTGTAATTCTTTTGATGAATTTGTACAAAGCCCTGTCGCTCTTGTCGCGGGCTACAAGCTCCCACATTCCCTTTATGTAGTCCATCTGCTCTTTCGACGCATCCCAACCAAGCTCATTTTCTTTTGTCGAGAGTTTCTTTACTTTGAAACCTAGCTTCTTCATTGCCTTCAGAACATCATCAAGCTCGGAAAGAGTCATCTCAGAACAACTTGATTTCTTTGCCGTACTTTCGAGAACCGCACGATAATCTTCTTCAGAAAGTCCTACCTGTGCCTTTGCAATATGTATCAGCTGAATGATTTTTGACCTGTTCATTTTTCCCATTTGCAAACTCCTAAAAACGCACCGTGCCGAGGGTTTTAAATACCCCTCCGCACTAGTGCGAAAGCCCTACAACGCGTCCGTTTCGCTTATACCGATACTTTTCCCGACCAATGCCTTTTGAGCCGCTGTAAGCGGATTTCTCGACATCCAGGCTTCCATCGCATAACCCGCGAAACTTTCTACGGTTCCGAAGCGTTTTGCCATTGCATATCCTTCAAGCTCGCTGTAATTAGCAAGCGTTACTGTGATTTCCTTTGTGTTTGCATCGTAAGGCTTTTTTGAATTTTTTATGGCAAGACTTTTTACAAGGCTTGAAACTCTAAGTCCGCGTTCTTCTGCCAGATTTTCCAGAGCCTTGTACTGCTCATCGGAAACCGTTATTAAGATTTTCCTTCCACCCATTGCATTATCTCCTTAAAGTGATTTCACAACATCGCGGTCTACGACATCCGCTCCAAGATCCGCAGCTTCGTTCATTGCACGACGAACCCAGTTGTTAATCGAAAGCGGATAAGCAATGCTGTACACCACATTATGCCTTGTCTGCTTACGGAGCTTTTCAGCAATCGCATCACACCCTTCGTCCGAAATAATCTGTTTGCGTTCCTTGTTAAGCCGCTTGAACTTGATGTCAAGGTATGCGGCAATCTCTTTTCCTGTTCCGAGCGGCTTCACTTCCAGAACTTCAATTCTTCTGATGACCTCGCGGGCTTCCCAGTTCTGTGATTCGTCAAGTTTGGCTTTCATTTCCGTCTGACCGATAAGAACGATCGCAAGCAGTTTCTTGAATCCGTCTTCAAGCTCCCAGAAGCGTTTAAGATATTTGAGGGTAGGAATGCTAAGGTCGTGTGCTTCCTCAATCATAAGGACATGGTTATATCCGGCTCTTGAAGAGTTCGTCAGAATCCGCTCAACCTGTCTTGATTTTGCCTCCAGCGTTCTCCGCGGTTTTTCTGCCGAGCAATCCTGTATGATTGCATCACAAATTGCGCTCGTAGTAAGCCGGGCCTTGTCGATTGACCGCGGAGCGATGATTTTGATTTTCTGACCTTCGCTCTGAATCCTGTCCATTGCGTAACGGCGAATTGTGGTTTTTCCGCTGCCCGATTCACCGAGCAGGGCGACCATGCCGCCAACCTTTGCAGTCTGATAAAGAAACTCTGCAATAAAGCGTGTTTCATCCGTAAGGAATACATCATCAGCTTTCGTTACGTCTCCGTTAAACGGATCCTGAAAAAGTCCGAATTTCTTATACGCTTTCATCGTCAACATATTTTTCTCCTATTGGCTTATGCCAGTTTGACGGCACTTGAACCGTCTGTGTAATCTCTAACCAAATCATCAACAAGCTGTGCAGGAACTCCATCCGGGAATTCCTTTTTCAAGCCCGCAATGAAACCTTCGGGAATAAATCCCGCCCTTGCCTTGAACCGCTTTGCCATTTCAACAGGCGTGATAAGAATGTCGTGAACTTCAACTGTTCCTGCCGCAACCTCAATCTGCCTGCCTGTCTGCGTCTTGAAAAACGGATTGGCTTCGGTATGAATAAGGCTGTGTGTCTTAAAGCCCTGTCCGTCCGTAACCTTGGCAAAAGGAACATCCGAGTTCTCGTTTCCAAGAGCCAGATCCGCAAGCTCCTTCCTGTTCTTCTCAACAAGCGTGTCGGGCTGACTTTTATATTCCTTACCGAATACTGGAGCCGCAATGTCAAATCCCACCCTGTCGTATTCAATCGGCTTCACCTCAAAGCTCACAATCTCGCCTGTGCTGTCCTGATAGCTTACGAGTGCAAGAGCTTCTTCGCTCACCAAGATGGGCTGCACATTCACCGTCATTCCCACCATGATGTCGGGAAGACCCGAAAGACTGTATCTTGTGGCAACCTTCCGTTTTGGATGAACAAAGCTGATTGCAAGGTCTCCGCCAACCGAGCGAACCTGTACGCCCGTCGTGAAAATCTGCCTACATATTTCCTCGTCGGGAAGTTCGCGAAGCTGTTCTTGTGAAATCCAGTTCCAAATCATTGTTCGTGAGCCGATTTTTCGTCCGGCTCGCATGATTCTTGTGTCCCTGTGTTCCAGCTGATTCGCATTGAACGCCGCACACCATCTTTCTGCCGCATCGTTCAGCTCTTCCATCGAGCCTACTTCTTCCAAATGAAGAAGGCTCTCGAACTGCCGTTCCACGATGTCGTTTGCTTTTTCAACCTGTCCTTTTGCCCTCGGATTGCCCGGAAGGTGCGGTTTTGTTTCCACACGCAGGGCTTTAAGTGCATTTGTAACAGGCTTTGAAATATTGGCACTTCCGCAGTCCCAGATAAGAAGTTCCGGCAAGCCGTGAAAGTTGAAGAGCGGGTCTTTTTTCTTTCCCCACGCATACAGAAGGAAGTCATACATATTAGCCGAGTTCTCTCCGGCAGCCGCATAGTAGCGGACACAGATTGTTCCAGAATAGTGGTCAGTCAGGACATACCGCCAGCATTTCAAGTTCTCCCTGCCTTCAAGAAAAGGCTTGTTCTTGTAGACCTCGTCGTCCTTCAAGAACTTCTGCTTTCCGTTCGGAGCAAAGTACATCAGCGCAACCGAAGGGTCGGCAAAATGTACCTGGTTCGGATACTCGCTCCACATTCTCTGGTGCGGGCTTGGCTTTGATGTCGTCTCGGTGGCAAGCGTCCTGTCTTTCAGAAGACCGCTCAGCTGCCTGTTTCCGATAGGAATATCAAAACCGTTCTGAAGCATTATGCTTCTGGCATTCTCTATGCTCATTGTCTTTTTTCCGTTCTTGCGGACTGAGTTCTGCAAGAGGGCTGCGACCGTACTAAGGTTTGCATCGCTGATACTTGATGTTCCCTTGTCGCTCCGTTTCTTTCGGTTACTTTCCCAACCGCCTTCCTTCAGAACTCTGTACGCACTGTCTTTGCCGAAGCCAAACAGCCTGCACATTTCGGCAATTATTGCGCTCCGCTCTTTTGCCGTTTGCGCCGCTTTCATTTGCAGAACAAAATCCTCGTACACGTTACTCCTCCTGTTTTGCAGGGCGGATATTTTCCATGTCATCCACAAGCTGACTGTAGGTGTCATTAAGAAGCGATGTCAGCCAGTCCGTTTCTTGAACCCAGTCGTCCAGCTGTTCAACCGTAACACCCTCTATTTCCTGTGCGTTTGCAATATGATTCAAAGCACTCTGCAAGTTGTCTTTTGCAACAGAAAGCGAACCGACAAGAAGTTTCCTCATTTCGTCAAGCCGTACTTTTGCGAGTTCTTCTTTTGTCGGCGGCTGCTGATAGCGGAGCTGGGCTTCAAGTTCGTCGGCTTTCTTGTTCTTTTCCGAGATAACCTTTTCAAGTGAAGCTCTCTCTTCTCCGCGTTCCTGCTTCTCTTTTCTGAGAGCGGCACGAAGTTCACGGATTGACATTTGTGCAATATCGTCTGCTGTTCCAAGACCGTCTATTTCTTCTCCTTCAGAAAGTTTCACGACATCTTCATCATCAAGAACCGTAAGAGCCTTGAGTTTTGAATTTCCCAAATTCGCCAACGTTGGCGAATTTCCGAACTTACGAGCCGCCGCCATTGCATAGTTAGCACTTCTTGATGCAAGTCCGAGTTCTTCAACGGCAGCCATAAAGTTGCCATGCTCCTCGTGGTTTTTTATCAGAATCAGCTGTGCACCAAGACCGAGCAGACCGTTAGCCATCTGTTCCTGATACATCCTTGCTTTTTCCATGCAGATATGCAGGTTGTAGGTTTCGTCCTTTTCCAAGAATCGTGCATCATCATTCTGCACTGCCAGTTCTTTCTGTTCTGCCGACTGCGACATTGCATCAAGAATCTGTGTTGTTTTATCTGTATCTTCAAGTTTTCTTCTTCCCATATTTTTCCTCAGATTTTTTTCAAATTCGCCAACGTTGGCGAATTTGATTTTTTTTATCGCATAGCCGAAGCGTACCTGGCTTCGTCTTCGCTCAAAGACAGCCGGGCTTTCT